TGCTGCACCAGCGCCTGCACCAACGCAGCGCCTGCGCTCTATTGCGCAGGGCGCAACCATGGGCGGTGCGGATGAACTTGAAGCACGCCTGAGATCTGCTGTTTCTGGTGAGACATACGAGCAGGCATTGGCCGACATTCGTGGCAAGCTGAAGGCATACCAACGTCAAGCCCCATTGGAGGCTTTGGCCTATGAGGGACTTGGTGGTGTTGGCACAGCCGTTGGCGCAACTTTGGCCACAGGCGGCCTGGCTGCACCAGCCACGGCCCCGAGAGTCGCCACAAGCGTGGCTCCGCTGGTCAAGGGCATTCTTGGCACATCGGCACTTGGTGGCGCTCAAGGCGGCATCACTGGCTTCTTGACGGGTGAAGGTGACTTTGTGGAGCGTGCAGCCCGTGTTCCTCAGTCCACAGTCATGGGTGCAACACTGGCCCCTGCTGTGCAGCTTGGGCTTATGGGTGCAGGCAAGTTGACCGATACAGTGCTGGATTCTGCCCGGCGCTTGACAGGTGGCCGTGGCGGCAAGGCCGTGGAGGCCGAGATTCAAAGGCTGGCTGGCGAAACAGGCTTGACCACTGATGAGATTGTCCAGCGCATTGCCAACGGCGAGATCATGGCGGAGAACCAAACCCTGCTGGCTGCTGTTCGCGGCCTGTATGCTCAAGGCGGTCAGGCATCCACGACCATCCAAAAAGCATTGACCACGCGCCCTGATCGTTTGCGCAAAGAGGCTTTGACGGACATCCAGAAAACGCTGGTCGGCGACTTGACCTCATACAACCTTGGCCCACGGCCAGAGAATGTCTTGAAGTATTTCAAGATGAGTGATGATGCGGCCAGGACTGCTGAAAGGTCTTCATACAACCAAGCATTTGGCCAGGGTGGCGTCATTGACGCAGAGTTGCTTGGCAGCCTGACGGATGCTCTGAAACGATCTCCAGGTGCAGTTAAAGACATCAACGAAATCTACACAGCGCAAACTGGTAAAAAGCCTTTCTTTTCTTTTGACAAAAAAGGCGACATCAATTTTTCCAAAGCGCCAACACTCAGAGATGCCGAAGTCATTCGGCGCGGCATTCAGGCGCACATCAACACGGCGTACACAAGTGGTCGTGGACCTGTAGGCGAAGAGCTAAAGCCTGTAGAGGGTGCGTTGCGTGAGTCGATTGACGCATCATCCAGCGCCTTGGCGGCAGCACGCCAACAAGCGGCAACTTTGCGCAGTGGCCGAGATGCTTTCAAAGAAGGCCGCACAGTGCTTTCAAAGAGTGCTGACGAAGTGGATGTTTACATGGACTCCATTGCCGACAATCCGGCCATGTTGTCAGCATTTCGTGCTGGCACTATGGACGCCATCCGCAAGCAAATGGGAACAGGTCGCGTCACATCCATGATGAGTCGCTTGGCCAACCCTGATTCAAAAGAAGGCGGCATTCTGCGCAGCATCTACCCTGGCGATCAGTTGGACAGCATCTTGACTCGCATTGGCACGGCTGCGCAATCGCAAGCAGCCAAGAACTTTGTGGTGGGTCAGTCCCCAACAGCATCCACATTGTTACAAGCACAGCGCACAGGCTCCAGCATCACGGCTGATGAGTTGGCCAACGCTGCTGGTGGCAACCCGATGGCTGGCTTCAGAGTTTTGACCAAGATGATCAAGGACGCCAACACTGGTTTGTCTGAATCCGAGCGCCAGCGTGTTGCTCAGATTCTGACCAGCGAAGACCCCAACATCGTGCGCAACGCCTTGGTTGATAACAGCGCCATGGCTGCACTGCAAGAGCGATTGAGAACGCTTGGCCGAGCCACTTTGAAGTCTGTGCCATATGGCGCTGGCTACATTGGCGCAACGATGCCACGCCAACAGGGCAGCGGCCAATAAGGAGTAAAAGCATGGCTGGATTGCTGGGTGATATTTTTGGCGCTGCTGACACAACCAAGCGCAGACTGCGCGATGTGGTGGCCAACCCGCTGCTGAGTGCGCAGCAGTTTGTCGGCAACCTCAACGACAGGGCCAGAAACCTCAACGAGATGACAGCAGCCGCTGCGCTTGAGGGCGTGGACTATGGACCAGCATCAAGGCGCTTAGGTGGCCTGCTGGCTGATGCGTATAACCCGATGGGGATCGTTTCCCCAGCAGTTGCTGGAACATTGAGAACTGCCAGATCTTTGCCATCTGATGAATTGTTTCAGCAAGCTGTTGCTGGCACTCCAGGCGCACGCATTACGGATCAAGGCCTTTTCATGAGAGTGCAGCGTGGTCAAATGCCAGATCAATCACTTATGCCAAGCGTCCGAGGTGGTGTTTTTTATTTGCCAGAAGGCGCGGCGCAGGCCAAGCACTATGGAACAGGCAAAACTGGATATGGCGGCCCTGAAAAAATTGCTGGAGAAACTGTTATTTCAAATCCTTTGTTTGTCAAAGGAGCAACAGGCGGCAAAGCTCCAGAGGCTGCATACGATTCCCTATTTGGCAAAGGCGCGTATGAAAAGATGAGGTCTGATGCGCTTAAATCTTATGGCGGGTACAACGCACGACCTTCAGACAAACTATCTGCTGTTGATAGTTTTTTAAGCAAATATGCACCTGAACTGCAAGACCAGGCCGAATATATTGTTCGGAACTCAAAACAAGGCAACCAACTTGCATACGCATTGCAAGAGGCTGCTGTTGGGTCAGCAGTTAGGTCTGCTGGACATGATGCAGTGCTTGGTTACAGCAAGGGAAAAAAGGGGCCGTTTATTTCCGAAATTTTTGATGTTCGTGAAATTAATTACCCTGACAAATTTGGGACGCCAACCACTATCTGGGATGAGTATTTGCCAAGAAGATAATTAGGCAGACCCAAAAAAAGCAGCGACAAGCGGGTCGCGTTTAACGACCCGTCTTTGTTGTCTGCGCTTGGCATCCTTGAATGCCTTGTCTTCAATCGTCATTTTGGCCCTGAACTCTTTGACCCGCTGCGTGCTGGTGCGCCCTGTTGGCGGTGGTGCTGGCACATCAACGCCAAAGCCCATCTTGTACATTGGCCTCCAGCGGTAACTGTCACCAGCAGGCGACCAGGCCGCAATGTGCACCAGCCCCTGCGCGTGCAACTCTTGCAGCCTGCGCTGGACCACGCGGCGATTGCTGAACACGATCTCCATGAGTTCCCTGTCGCAGCGTGGCGTGCCATCGGCCAAGGCAATCAGCAGGCTTGGCAGCACGCGAGGCTTTAATCCTCCAGCCATTTTCTCGCCTCATCCTGTTTGACTTCCCACAGCGCCAAGTCCCTGCGCCTGGCACGCTCCAGCATCCCTCTGGCCACATAAGCCCGAGTGCGCAACTCTTGCGGTATTGCGTGGCCACTGCCATCTGGGTCCAGCAGGTCATCGAGCAGGTCAATGGCCACATCCAACGCTGGCGTGATGCTCATTTCAGATCCTCCGCATCTTTGCGGTAAAGCGGCCCAAAGTGCATCAGGCTTGGCAGCTTGAAGGCATCCATGGCGCCAGGTCGGCTGGCATAGGGCAGCAACTCCTTGCCATCGTATGTGCCAGCCATCTTGTTGATCATGGTGGGTGGGGTCTTAATAGATTGGTCGGCCATTTTTGAGGCAATTGATTTGGTATTGAAGATTCTGGACTTTGCGCCAGGCTTGGTCGCGGCCTTGCAGGTCGCTCGGGCAATTGCGTACAGCATGGGCTAGCAGGCTCATGGCAAGAGCCTGATCCAGTGCGTGCTGGAGTTGGGCTTCAAGTTCTGGCAGGTCGGCAATGGTGAGGTCTTTGACTCTCATATGTTGTAGTCCTTGCTGGCGCCTTCAATGCTGACGCGCCACACTAAAAAGTTGTGTTGCTTTGATCGCTCTTCCAGCCAAGCGGAAAACTCTTTAACAAGTACCTCTGTTGGCAGTGGAGTAAATGATGCGACCTTGGCAGAAAACTTAATGTCTTCTGTAACTGCGTGCACGCTACTCATGATGACAACCCGTAAAAGAGGCAAGCGGCCAAGCCAATGCCGATGGCGCAGGCCAATGCCACACTCAGTGCAGCGTCTGCACGGGCGTGCAACTTGGCGGCTTTGACTTGGTAGTGCTGGTGATATTTGTGGTGTTTCATGGTCTTCCTTGGTTATGGCGCAACAGATTATGGACTAAATCAAAACAGCACGCAACACCCCTACAAAACAGTCAACTATTAACAAACAGTGCAAGTAAAATGCTGGCATGACATCTGTTCACGACATCCGCACCATGGCCAAGCAGCACGGCATCAGCATGAAGGCCGTTTGCTTGGAGGCCAAAATACAACAGCCCCAGGTCAGCAGGTGGCTGTCTGGGGCTGTCGATCCTCTGTGGGGGTCTGTCAATCAACTTGAGCAGGCTTTGCTCAAGCTGATCGCGGCTAAGGGCTGATTACCAATCATCCCCCACATCAGCAGTGGCGGCGGCTGGCGCTGCACTGCGGCCAATGCCAAAGTCAGCAGCCGCTGTTGGCTTTGCACCACCCAATGGCTCACCCTTGCGCACCAGCAAGATGTTATTGAGGCCAAACGACACGCCATTGTTGCCAGCCTGGCTGTACGCATAGGCATTCAAGCTGACTCGAATGTAGTCGCCACTTACGATGTCATCGCTTCCGATCAGGTCGTTGCCGTGCGTGTCGATCGCGCCAGGCTTGCTGGTGGACTTCACGTTGCAAAAGAAGTGGCCCTGATATTCCTTGCCCAATGGGCTGCCATCTCCTTTGGTTTCGGTGTCGCCATCACGCAAAGGATTGCGCACGTTCTTGGGGATCTTCTCGCCAAACTTGGCGGTCAATGCCTCCTTGGCCGCTGCCTTCAATGCGGTGATGGTGGCTGTATCTGTCTTGGGGATCAGGATCTGCGTGGAGAACTCATCCTTGCCGGACAGTTCATTCTTGCGTGGTGCAAGGGCAGAGAAATATGAGGTGCGAACCTCGCCAGTGGTGACGCGTGTGGTCATGATCGTTTCCTTCAGGTTTGATCGTTTACAGGTTTTCAGCGCCACCAAACTGGTGACGCAATTGCACTTTAGCACAAATATTTTTCTTGCGTCAAAAAAAATACAGGCGCACAATGGCGGCTCATTTCAACCGATAAACCGAGGAAAACGATGAAACTGTTCCCCCATCAAGAGCAAGCAAAGAATTTTTTGCTGGCGCAAAAGAGGGCCATCCTGGCCGATCAACCAAGGGTCGGCAAGACACTGCCCACCACGGCAGCAGCCCTTGAAAACCTTCCAGCCCTGATCGTCTGCCCAGCCATCGCTAAAACCGTCTGGGAGGCCGCATTCAACAAGCTGGCCCCAGATGTCTCAGTGCGCG